TCTTGTCGGGGTGGTGCTCCCACTGGCGGCGGGTCAGGTAGCCGGGCAGTTCGATCAGGGTCAGCTGCACGTGCGCGGAGCCGTCCTGGTCAGCGAGCCCGGTTGGCACGCCGCACCAGTAGGGCTGCCCGTCGTAGAACGCCCACAGCCGCCAGGACCACAGGGCCAGCACCCGGTCAGGCTCCAGGCCGCACGGCAGGTTCACGGTGACGTTGCCGTGCCCGAACGCGGACAGCCGCCGCACGCAGTAGAACGACGCGACATCGACCATGCCGAGGATCTGGCGGCCCACCATCGTATCCGCCCAGAATGTCCACTTCCCGGGCAGCGGCACCACCGGGCGCGGCTCCATCAGCGGCGTTACGCCCATGTGGACCGCCACGCGAGCGTGATGCTGCCGCGTCCCGCCGACCGCAGGTACCAGCGCGATGACGATTGCGGCGGGACTTGCATCGGCCGCGATCCCGGCAGGATGTAGGGGGCGCGCGAGTACCCGCCGGGCGCCTCGGCGGTGAGCGCCGCCGTGGCGACCATGATCTGCATTCCGGCGCCGATCGAGTCCATCAGCAGGATGCCGCCGTGCGGGTCGGTCAGCGTCGAGCGGGTCAGGTCGCCCTCGTACAGCGCGTACACCGGGGCCGGGGCGTTCCCGTCGTTGCGCAGCACCGCCGTGTTGGGCAGGTAGGGGCTGCGGTAGTTCCACCGGTAGTCGCGGGCGTACAGCCGCCCGGTGCCGCCCTCGCCCGCGTTGCGGAGCACGGCGGTTCCCCAGGTTCCGGCGTACCGGGCCGGGTCGGCGGCGGTGAGCGTGACCTGGTAGCGGAACCCGGTCGAGCCGAGGGGCTTGTGCCGGTAAAGCTCGGACCCGGCGCGCACGTCGGCGGTGAGCACCCGGGACAGGTCCCAGTCCCCGACCGCGAGCAGCGCGGGCTCGCGGGCGGCGGCGCGGACGGCCAGCTGGTCGCGGAACTGGCCGAGCAGGTCACGCGGCCCGGTCGCGGCCCCGCTGATGGTGATGGTCCGCTGCCGGATCACCTTGGGCCCCCACGAGGCGCCGTCGCTGATCACGCGGGCCACGTCGTTGCCGTCGAGCGGCGCGGAGTCGAGCCAGCCGTCGATGTTCTCGACGGTCACGCACAGCCCGGTGTCCAGGTCGCCCGAGTTCAGCCACAGCCCGTCCCAGACCACGGGGATAAGCTCGCGCCGCACGCTGGGCGGGCGCTCGGTCGTGCCGGGCCCGTAGCCCCAGTCGAACCCCCGGTCGTAGCCGCGGGTCCACGGCAGGTTCAGCGGCATCTTGGAAGTCACGAGAGCCCCCCGGCGGTCGCCCAGGCAAGCTCACGGCTCACCAGGGCTGCGATCTCCTGCTCGTCCTGGTGAGCGCTCGGGTAGACGTTGATCGTCGCTCCTGAGCCCGCTCCGAGCCCGCCGAGGCCGCTCAGGCCGCCCGCCAGCGGCGACGGCACGGCGAAGCTCTTGCCCATCCCGGCCATGCCCTCCTCCAGGCCCTCGGTGATGTCCTCGCCTATGCCGATCATGACCCGCGACGGGGAGCCGATCCCGAACGCCGACTTGAAGCTGGAGATGATCGGGCTGGCCACGTTGGCCATCACCCAGCTGCCCATCTCCTTCGCCTTGGCCAGGCCCACCCGGAGCCCTTCCACAAGCTCGTCCCCGATGTGGATGGTGATGGTGGACGGCGAGGAGATGCCGAGCCCGGACTTCAGGAACCCGGTCACGGGGCCGGTCACGTTGGAGGACATCCAGCCGCCCAGCGACTTGGCCGCCGACAGCCCCGACTTCAGGCCCTCGATCATCGAGCTACCGGCCGAGCGGGCGCCATCGGCCATGCTCGCCCAGGTGGACGAGACGGTGCTGCTGATCTGCTGGGTAGCCGACTGCACGGTGGACACCATCCCGTTGAAGGTGGAGGTGATCACGCCGCCCATGACTCCGGTGACCGACTGCACCACGCCCAGGAGGGCCTGGAACGCGGGGATCAGCCCCGGCGACCCGCCCATGATCCACTTCACCAGGCTGGTGATGATCTTGGTCAGCCACTCGATGGCCTGCCCGAGCGCCTTCAGCGGGTTGAGGGCCTGGGTCATCGCGGAGATCCAGACCAGGATCTTCAGCGGCACCTCGATCAGCGGGACCAGCAGCTTGGTCGTGATGTCCAGCTGCCAGCCCATCACCTTGATCAGCCCGGTGATGACCGGCACCAGGGCGTTGATCGACCCCCCGGCCCCATCAGCCCCACCGGCCAGGTTGGCGCCGAACAGCTTCCCGATCTGCTCCAGCAGCGGCGACAGGTTCTTCAGCGCGGGCCCGAGCGCGTCCCCGATGGCCTTGACGATCTCCCACACGGACACGCCGAAGACCTTGATCAGATCCCAGACCGACGACAGGGCGGGCTTGAGCCCTTCCCACAGCGCCTTGCCCATCGAGATGACGCCCTCGCGAAAATCGCTGCTGGCGATCATCAGCGTGCCGATCGCGGCGACGATCCCGACGATCACGGCGCCTACCGGGTTGAGCGCGGCGGGCAGCACCCCGGCCGCCCCGCCGAGCGACCCGAGCCCGGGGACGGCGGCGAGCGCGCCACCGGCCAGCTTGGCGATCCCGCCGGTCACCAGGTGCAGCGGGCCCATGAGGTTCTGCAGGATGCCGCCGAGGATCGGCACCTGGCCGAGCAGCGAGGGGGCGACGAACGCGGCCAGGCCAGCCCCGGCAGCGAGGAACGCCGGGCCGAATTGCTTGATGATCGAGACGATGCCCTCGATCTGCGCGGGCTGGAGGTTCTTGACCCACTGCACCCAGCGCTCGATCAGCCCGGCCATCGGCGCGACCAGGTTGGTCACGGCTATGCCGATGGCGTCGATGATCGGGGCCAGCTTCCCGCCCGGCATCAGCGCCTCGGACAGCGCCTTGGCCAGGTCGTAGGTCTGGAGGATCAGCGGCCCGAACGCCTTGACCAGGCCCTCCCCGACCGACAGCTTGATGTCGTCGGTGACCCGCTTGAAGGACCGGAGCACCTTGCCCGGCTCCTCCATCGCAGAGGCGTAGGTGCCGGAGATCTTCTCGCCCTCCAGCAGCACCGCGTTCAGCACCGCCTGGGCCTTCTCGGACTCGGTTAGCTCGCTGCGCGCCTTGCCGAGCGACTTGGCGTAGGTCTCCTGCGCCTGCACCGCGTTGACCCCGGTGATGCCCGCGTTCCGGAGCACCTGCGTGTTCTGGGTCATGATCCCGTGAACGAGGTCATCGAGGACTTCAGTCGAGTTCCGCTGGCTCAGCACCGCGGCGTCCTGCGCCACCCGGGCCAGGTCGCTGGACTTGGACAGGTCCAGGTTCCCCCGGGCGAACTGGGCCACGAGGTTCTGCGCAACGTTGGCCTCGATGCCCTGCTTGCGGATCGCGGTGACGTTCTCCTGGAGCGCCTCATAGCTCAGGTTGTTGGCCTTGGCGACCGCCCGCAGCGCGGCGTCCATCTCCCCGACCCGCGCGGCGGTCTTGAACGACTCCACCCCGAACGCGACCGCCGCCCCGGTGGCGACCCCGAGCCCGGTGGCTACGGACTTGCCGACCGCCGTTGCCAGGCCGCCCGCCGCGTGCAGCCCGGACGCCATCGACCCGCTGATCTTCCCGGCGGCCTCGGTGCCCGCCTGGGACGCGGCCCCGCCGATATCGACGCGCAGCTGCCGCGTGTCAGCGGTGACCCGGATCTCCAGCCCGCCGTACGCATAAGTCGCCACGGTCGGTCACCATCCCGGGCATCCCGGCCAGCGCGGCGGCAGCGTCGGCCCAGCTGGTGTGCTTCGCCGCTCCGGGCGGCGGCTGGCGGCCTGGAGCGCGGCCTGGGCGCGGCACCGGGCGCGGCTGCGGCACGTTCTTGGCGCCGTGCGCCCGCAGCGTGACGTAGGTCAGCGCCGACAGCTGGTCGCACAGCACGGCCAGCAGTTCCGCCTCCGTTGACCACGCCTCGCCGCCGCCGCGCGCCGAGGGCGGCAGGTTCGACATCAGCACCGCGACCCGCCGGGGCGTCACGGCGGGGTCGAGAGTGTCGATGCCGTAGGCGGCCATTAGCGCCGCTTCGACACTCGGCTGGAACTTGGCCGCGCAGGCGGTCGCGAATTTGGGAGGCTCGGGAACCCGGCCGACACGCCGACCGCAGAGAACAGCGCGTTGAGTTCCCCGACCGTCAGGCCCGCCTTGGCCAGCTGCGCGTAGGTCTCGGCGCCGAGCAGTTCCCCGAGCGCGGTCTCAAGCTCCCCGGCAGCGAGCGCGGACAGCGCGGATACGGGCCACGAGCGGCCTGGCGGCACCTCGTAGTGCTCGCCCTTGTACACGAACGGGAACGTCTCCTCGGCGGCCTCGGTGGTGGCAGCCTGCGCTGCCTCCTCCAGGTCGAAGATGCCGGTCTGCCCGTTCGCGTGGGCCGGGCTCACGCCGCCTTGCTAGCGGACGCGCCGCGCTTGGCGGCCTCGCCGGGGGTGAGCAGCGGGGTGCCGCCACCGGCCGCGCCCAGCTGGACGCGGCCCAGCTGGCCCGCGTTGTCGAGCGCAGACAGGGTGCAGTCCAGCGGCACCACCGAGCCCCGGGTGATCGCCATGTCGCCCGCCGAGGTCAGCGACGCCCGGGTGAACGAGATCCGCAGCACCCGCTCCGCGTCGCGGGAGTCGATCGCGATGGCGTGAATCCGCTGCGGCTCGTCGGAGCGCAGTTCCATGTCGATCGACCCGTCAGAGCCAGCCGTGGGCTCGGGCATGTCGAAGTAGACCGCGAGGGTGCGCTCATTCAGCTGCCAGAGGACAAACTGGAGCGTGATCGACCGGCCGGTGATCACTGACCGGATCGGCACGACGGACTGCCAGGGGGTCAGATCCTCGGAGTCGGTGCTGGAGCCCACGGTGGGGCCGTCGTCGGACAGGTAGCCCAGCACCTCCCACGGGTCCTCGAACTCCTCGGCGGTGGTGTCGGGCGGTTCGGTGCCCGACGGGGCGATCCAGATACCGGGGCCGTTGGCGGTGCCGACC